CCCCCCCTGCCGCGGCCAATCCGCAGTGGACAATCCAACAACGAGTCGATAGACTGATCAACCATCGCGGTCCCGTAGCTCAGCTGGATAGAGCATCAGACTACGAATCTGAGGGTCGGGCGTTCGAGTCGCTCCGGGACCACCAATGAACACAGCACTTACGGCCACCTTCGACGGTGGCCAATCTTTTGTTTCCTGCATCCTGCCCACATTGGAATTTTCCCCAACCTAGTTGGATTGTCCTATCCTGAGCGAAATCATCAGACAGGATTCCGGGGGCGCATCATGATCGCCGAAGACGTGATTACGACGGTCTGGAGGCTAGAAGCAGGTGGACTCGCGAGGGTTGCGGTCTATCGAGGCCTTCCCTTCGGAGATCTTGCTTCCGGAGCGGTTATAGATGTCCCTGGCCATGGGCGTGCAACGTGCACCGAAAGGGTTTTCGAAGGACCCCTTTCCCCTGGCGACAAAACTGTGACGCTCATTGAAATCAAGCTCACCCTTTTCTGATCCAGGAAGACTGATGCAGGAAGAAATTTAGAGCGTGGCCAGTTCCTTCAGCGTCAGCTCGTGCCCCCGCATGTCCGTGAGGTCCGACAGGCGCAGCTTGCCGCTCTGGAGGAGCCGGAAGCGGGCCGGGCCGAGCACCTGGCGCTGGAACTCCGGCGACTTGGAAGACAGCCAGTCCTGGTAGGTCATGCTGGAGGGGACCTGGCCGTCCATGCTCGCCCGGGCCCCGGCCGGAATTCCGTCCAGCTTCTTCATCATCTCCGGGTTGCTGCCGTTCTCCCGGGCAAGTTGCTCCCAGGATTTGACCTGGGCCAGCAAGAGGCAGCGACAGCCCCAGTGAAGCGGCGCGGCCGGGTGGGATTCATCCAGACCCCACGTCTGCCCGTCCAGGGCCCCGCAGGCAGCGCAGGTCCGGGGATCCAAGGTGGCGACCCAGCATTCCGCGCGGATCACATCGGAGTTCGCCCGGTAGACTTCCTGCCGGAGGGCGTTGTTCGCGCTAATCACAGAGGTTCGGACCAGGGCCTGTGCGTTGCGCATGGAGGTGCCCATCATCTCTCGGACGTTCCGGGCCAGCTGGTCCCCAGTCGAGCCGTCCACCATCCCCAGGCGCATCAAGTTGGTGAACCGGCGCAGCGTGTCCGCCTCTTGCGCCTGCCACCATTCGGCGGAGGGGGCGCCCTGGATGAGGAGTTTGGTGGTCAGCTTGCGCAGAAGGGTGTCCGTCAAGTCCACGGTGAAAAGATCGGAGCTGGTGACGCGGTTGAGGGTCTTCAGGAGGCGCCCCACTTCGATCTTGGTGAACTGGGGCAGTTCTTCATCGAAGGTCCCTTCGGCGCTGGCATACCGCTCATTCACCAGGGCCTTGGCCTCGCTCAGGATTGCATCCAGCTTGCGCTTGGTGTCGATCCCCTCATCCAGGGCCAGGAGGCCGGCCAGGTCCTGGGCCAGGGCCTTCAGGTGCTCCACCACGCGCCGGCCCAGGCCCGCCTCATAGCGGATGCTGAAAACCATGTCCGTGACGGCCTCATCGTGCAGCTGGTCCGCGATGCCCACGCCTCCCCCCTACTTGCAGGCGAGGCTTGCGCCCCAGGGAATGTCGTCGCCGTTCCCGGTCCAGGTCCCGAGCCCGTCATAGTTCAGGTTGAACAGGGTGGTGACGAAGGCCTCCGTGTCGATGCCCTCGCTGATGAGGGGAGGGACGATGGTCATCTGGCCGTAGAACACCGGGACCGGGATCCCCTGGGCGATGGTGTTCTGGGCGTTGCTGAACAGGTAGGAATTGGTGGCCGCTGGCGCCGAGGGCGCGCCGTTCAGCAGCTGGGCGACGCCGCCCAGTTCGAGGGCGACACCGATGCTCATCATCGTTGGGGACCAGGGGCCGGGAACAAAGACGGAGAAGGCAATCAGCGCGGCGCCTTCCAGCATCTGCACCCCCACATCCTTCGACCCACGAGGCACCGGCACGATCCGGATCTCGCCCCGGCCGCTTGGTTGGGAAAACTCCTCCAGCGTGATCGGCTCGTTCCGGACCAGGATCTTGACCCGGGTCGCGCGCAGGGCGTCCCGGAAGCCTGGCACGGTGCAGCACAGCGCCTCGATGGCTTCCCGGGGGCTGCGCACGTCCAGACGCCTGGTCATGGAACCGAACTTGCCGCCCAGGTGGCCACGGAGTTTGACGGGGGTGAAGGTCGGTTGGTTCATCTGGAGCACTCCTCAGGAGACCGCTGGAAAACTACCCGGCTGGGGTCCATGTGAGCCCACTCATTTCCCTGGCCCAGGATGAACCAAGGGATGAGCATCACCGCACATTCCGCCCAGTCACGAAGGGAGGGCCTTGCCGGCGCGTCCGGGTGGCTGTGCAGGAGGGCAATGACTTCCCCTTCATCTTCTACCTGGTCCCAGTCCTCAGGGGCGAGCTCGAAACAGTCCAGCGGGGTTGAATGGACGTTCCGGCACGCCCGGAAAGCCAATGCTCCCCCCGGCAATTGCACCACCAGGCCGCAGGCTTCCTTCGGATGCTCCTTGGCAGCGTGCTCCCTGAATGCGGCCTGGATGAAGGGCGGCAGAGTGGTGAGCATCGGACCTGTCTTCCCCCGGTGTGGGGCAGAATGCAGGACAAACGAGCCGTGGTATTGAAATGGCATAGGTTAACCTTCTTGATTTCCTGATAAAGGATCAGAGGGCGACGCGAAGAGGGCCAGCAACTCGGCGTCCACCGCGGCCTCCTGGCTGCCCGGGCGCGCCGGACTCCGTCTGACCAGGTCCACCAGGTAAGCCGGGTCGCTGAGGACCTGGTCAATGCATTTTTCGACCTCACCCGGGTGCATCTCCTTGCGCTCAAGCCTGCGCAGGCGGCGCGCCAAGGGCCTCATGCGGCTGCCCTTTTCCGGCCATCAAACACACGGACGACGATCAGCTGCTCTTTGGGGTGAGCCTTCTTGAATTCCGCGATTTCGGCAGCCTCTTCAGGGGTGTCCTTGAGGTGCTGGCAGACATAGGTTTTCCAGGGACCCACTGGTTTCTTGGAGTCCCGGAACCGTTCGATCCGCTCCAGGCGGTGACTCAGGACCCGTAGGCTCATCGTTCCTCCCCTAATTCCCGTTCATCCTCAAGGGCCTGCAGCCGGGCCTCGAGGTCGGCGCTGTTGATGACGCCGACCATCACGGAAGCGCAGTAGATCAACACCCGGGCCTTGGTCGGTTCCATCTGGTCCGCCTCCACCTGGCGGAAGATCCTCGCCAGGGCGGCTCGCACGTTGTCGGCGGTTTTCAAGCGGCGAACGGCAGGCACCCCCACCCCCTACAGCGAAACGCTTGACAGGAAAGGCCCCAGGCCCGTTCTCTGGGGCACCGGGGCCTGGGGTTGAGGGCATTCCATGGCGGGCAGCCTACGCGGGCGGCAGGGCGGCGGTGATCGCGTCAGCGAGGGGCTTCGCCAGGATCACCAGGTCCTGGGGACTCGGGTGCACCTGGGGATCCGCGAGGATGCCCTTGCAGACCTCGATGAACACGTACTGGGGGATCGTGAGGGTGGGAGGCATGGTAGCTCCATGAGGTGGGGGGTGAAGGGTGAACCGGGGCGAAGGCGTGTCAGCCGACCAGGTCGCTCCAGTCCTGACCCGGCTTGGGATCCATGTGGGGCGGCTCGAGGCGCAACTTCTCGGCCTTGGCCTTGTCGGCGGCGGTTTGGGCCCGTTCCCGGGCTTTCTCCTCGTCTCTGAACTCACCCGCGCGCAACATGCCCATGTGGGTGTGGTGGTATTCAATGGGCTGAGAGCTGTTGTTGGCGAGGACCTGGTTGCGCACGTTGGCTTCGAATTCAACCAGTTCGTTGAACATCCACTCGGGGACTTCTTGGGGCTTCCCGTCGATCTTGCTGTAGATGATGGCCATGGCTTAGTCTCCGGTCACGAGGCCCGGGCGGAAGACGCCCAGGGCGACGCCGAAATCCAGGTCCCCCTGAAGGAGGGAAGTGTAGGCATCCTCGCCCTTGGCGGCGATGAAGGCGGCCTTGGCGGGCTTGGGCCAGGCCTTCACGATGGCGTCCTGCGGGACCAGCTTCCACCGCTGGTCAGTGCCCAGGGAGGTGAAGGTGGTATTCAGCACGAGCTCCGCGACGCCGATGACGGCCTTGACCTCATCCAGGCCCTGTGCGGCCGATTCCAGGAGTTCCACCTGGGGACCGGCCACGGCGCGCTGGTAGACCTCCGTGAACTGTTCGGCGATGCCTTCAGGCAGTTTCACGCTGATGCTGTTCAGGAAAACCTCCGGCCAGGTCTCATCCCCCAGCTGGGCCAGGCGTGAGGCGGCGTCAACCAGGTCAGAGTCTCCCAGGTCCTCGACCTGGCGGCGGACCTCCGCAACCTTGGCATACCACCGGACGGCGGCGGCGGGGTCCGCCGGCTCCCGGTTCATGGCGGCGTCCACGATCTGCCGGGCTTCGTAGATGGCCTGGGCCAGGGGAACGGCGGCGTTCTGGAGCCGCGCCTGCACGGCGAGGATGGCCAGGCGGGCGATGCTGGCCGCGCGCGCCAGCTGCACCTCCTGGCGCAGGTTGTTGTCGAGGTTTTTCAGGGCCTGGGCGGCGGCGCCGGACTCCTCGCGGATGATACTGATCGCGTCGTTGTGGAAGCGGAGCACCATGTCATCCGAGGACTTGCTCACCGCCGGGATGTTCAACTGCTGGTAGTTCGCGTTGATGACGTTCTGCGGCGGCGACTGGAGCGCGGCGGGCACAAAAGCGGCGCGCGGCCGGCGCGGAGGAGTGGGAGGAAGGATTCCGAGGATGTCGGCATACCGCTTGTCCATGGGGTGACTCCTAGATTCTCCAGGTTCGGCTCCTTCCTGTGACAAAGCCTCTAAACGGTGTCACAACCTTAGGCGGCGTCCTTCTTGGCCTTCGCGGGGGCCACAGGGGCGGCCGGAGCAACGCCGGGGACCTGGGCGACAAGGGCCGACGGAGCCAGTGCTGACGCGGTGTTCACCAAAGTCTCACTTTGGGACTTTGGTCCACCCCTGGCCTTCTTGGGCCCGTCCACGATTCGCCGGATTTGCCGGGTGGTCACTCCGTACCGAATCGCCAGGGTCAAGTAGTTCGCACCTTCAGCCCACTCCGCGCGGATCTCTGCATTCCGCGCAACCCGGTTTAGATTCCCAAGCTTGGGCAGATAGAAGGTCGACCCGCCGTAGGCTTTCAGGAGCTTTTCCAGCTGCCCGGGCAACATCGCCTTGGCCAGGGACTGGATGAAGTCCTCAGAGCTGCTCACCGCGCATGATTGCCTTTCCCGTGGACCTCGCTCCACGCGGCAGGTGATCCAGGGTTTCCCTGGCCAGCGGCAAGGCCCCGCCGGAGGCTCATTGAGGGTTGGATGCAGGAAGCACCGCCGGCCACTGGACGATGTCCAGGAATGGCGCGGCTTTCAGCGCGCTGGTTTCCTGATAGATACTCAGAGAGGCTCATGATGCGGCCTCGATCATCTTCCTGCGCATCTCCAGGAGGCCGTGCTGGTCGGCCCGTTCCTGCTCTTTTTCGCGGTTCAGGGCGTCCACGTCCAGCACGGAGAGGATGGCCTCCCGGAGCCGATCCTGGAGCCACTTGGTCG